CACCGCCGATATGGCGTAACGACTCGATGATCAGTTCCTTGAAGACGGCCTTCATGCGCACGAAGAGCTCGTCAACCTCAAGGTAGGATTTGCCGGTTAGCGGGTTAATCTGGATGGCGGCGCCGGAGCCGAGAGCGCCGGGGGAAAAGGGACCGACCTCTAAGCCTCCGAAGAGACGCAATAGATAGTCAGTGCTATCAGGCTTATCTTTTGATAACTTCTTCTCCAGTTCCTCTGCTACGAATGCAAATAACTCATCTATATCACCTAATTTAACAAGTAGTTCCTCAAAATTCAGGCCTATCTTCGCAAAGTTCCTCTCCAGCTTCAGGCGTACATCCCTACCGGTATCCTGCGCACCATTCCAAGGAACTATATTTTCGTACTTATTATCCATAATTATCTCAGCTCCAGTTCATGACCGTTAAACTCCAATAACAGAGGTTGCCAGCACATTCCATATTCCATTGTATCCAGGTCGATAAAATTCAGCATATAGTCCGCAAAGCGGTTATTTTCTTTCCGGCTTTGCTTGCGAAGACGGGCACGCTCTATCTTCACAATACCGCCACTCTTCCGACGTTCATAGCTGTAGCTCATGAACGCGAAGGAAAAATTCTCTCCACGTTCACTGCATCGTCTCATCTCATTGATTGCCTCGTGTACTTCCATGATGCAAAATTATTATCCGGTTCCGCATTAAAAAAGGACATCTCAACGGCTCACATTTTTCTCTAACTGTTCCACCCTCTTAATACTATCACGCACTTTGCGAGCATCAACAATCAACTCCTTGTTACAAACCACCTGTAATAACCGGTTATTCTCTTTCATCAGTTCAACGAGTTGCTTCCATTGTTCCGGTGTAAGTCCGGAAGATGAGATATCGGAAGCCGCAAAAGAAGAACTTGAAGAATCTCCGGTATCCACAAAACCACCTGCATACTTTCCGCTGCGAGTTCTCACCTGCTCAAGTATCTGAGTGGTATTAATCATTCGGATCGTACCATTTTTCTGAGCCACATCGAACACATCCAAGAACTGGCGTACATGAGGATTCGCCACACTTTCATGATTGGCCACAAACTCATTTTTATGCACCGGTATCACTCCGGCCACATCATCCGGGTTACCGTTACGAGTATATCCCTCCACATACTCATCCGAATACCCTCCTGTCTTCAGTCCCTTTGCTTCATCACGTTGCTGCTTGGCAACGGCGATCTGAGCCGCACCGCTGGCGATGGCTGCCGCAGCTGCCACCGCTCCCAATGCCGGTCCCACGATGGGAATACCCGCCATAGCCTTGTATGCCTCCATAGCGGCAACAGCGGTGGTTGCGGTCACTTGAAGAACAGAAGCAGCAAACTGCTTATCGGCATACTTCTTCTTTACCTGATTGATCGCCTCTTCTTTCTCCTCCTCCAGCTTGGTAGTATCCTTACCCGCTTTCTTGGCCGCTTTGATTTCTTTGTCATACTTGCGGGTAACTTTACTTATCTCTGCATCCTGCAATGCACTGACTACCTGACTGGCCGCTGCCGCTGCCTGAGCGATAACATCAAATGTCGCTTTTGTCTTCTCCTCACGCAGTTGCTCCTGTTCTTCATTGATACGTGTCTTCTCTTCTTCATACTCCTGATAGGTAATGAGGTCCGCATCATACATGGCCTGAAGGATATTGTTTTTCTGCTCAAAATCAGAGGTATTATCAATCTTCTTATAACCGGATTCCCGTTGTTTTGCCTTGCCCTCTTCTTTGTCCTTGATATCCATGTCCAGCAACTTGTTATCAATGGAAGAAGTATCTTCGCCATAGGCAGCAAGCATATCCCTACGCTCCTCAAGATACTGCCGCTCCTGTTCCTTCAGCCGCTCCTGATAGTCAGCTTCAGTCTTGATATCCCCCTCCAGATAAGCCCTCTTGATATCTTGCACTTGCTCTTGATAGTCACCTTCTTGCTGTGCGAGGATATCACTCTGAGTGTTCTTATTTACCGCCTGCGTTGCCTGATAGAGCCTGTCAGCTTCAGCAATCATCTTATCATAAATTTGCCCCTGTATCTGCGACGTATCTTTACCATACTTTTCCAGCAAGGCCTTTCTGCTCAACAAGTATGTAGCTTCAGCCTTATATAATTCTTGCTGATATTCATCTTGCGTCAGCTTCTCATTCAGGAGTTCCTCTTTAAGGATATTCTGTTGCTCTTGATAGTGTTGCTGTAAAGCAGTCTCTTTGGCTTTAAGAGCTTTATCCATATTATCACCACAGGTACAAGGTTTATTACCACAAACCGGGCATTTATCATCGTCTCCATCGCCATCAGGAACAATCTTCTTAACGTTAGCCGGTCTGGAAGCTATCAATTTCTGTGTGTATAAATCCTTATACTCATTCTTCAGTCCTTCAAGTACCTTCCGCTCTTCTGCCAATTTGGTTCTGACATCTTCTCTTGCCATAGCCCCCATCAGAGAGTTATCTTTCAACGCAGGAGATTTTTCCAGTTCTTCAATAGCCTTGTATCTATCAAATAATTCCTTACGTAAGGTCTGAAGCTTGATATTAAGTAGCAAGGATTCATTTAATTTGTCCAGTTTTTCGGTTGATTCATTTATAACCTTACCTTCATCAGAAATTTGAGCTTTGTATTCAGGCATAATTTCTTGAAGTTTCAAGATGGCCGCTCTACGATCATCCAATGACTTGTTACTATTATGTATGACGTCCCATAAGTCCTTAACCTTATCTTTCTCTTTTTCATAGAGATTAGTAGCCTTTTCTTCAATCTTATTCAAAGTGGCCTGTAAATCGTATCTCTCACGTATGCTTTTATTCCATTTATAAGAGATACCGATAGCAGCAGTTATTGCAGAAAACAATAAACCGAAAGGACTTACATTTAATATAGACCAGAAAGCCTTCATTGCCGTTGCCGCTCCTTTCAGGCGGAAAGTCAACAACTCAACAACCGCACGATAAAGCATCGTACTGGCAGCAACCGCCTTTGTCGCCAAGTTGGTAGATGCCATTTGTACAGCGAAACGTTTTAGCGCCTTTACATCTCCTGCAAGCGCATCATTCAGCGCAATGGAAGCCAATTTATAAGCTCCCATTGCAATAGTGGAAATCTTGGTAATGGTATTAACGACTGCATGAGCAGCGGCAAGAACCTTTAATCTTCCTGTATAAGCTGCTATGACTAATGACACCGTAAGTATAGTGCTACCGTATTGAGTCAGAACAGTAATAAGCGCACTCAGTCCTTTCACCGTCAGGCTACCGGTAGTTATCATATATTTCATCACCGGTTGCAACTTCTCTCCAAGCTCTACCCGCACATCCTTGAAGTTCTTTCTCGCCTTATCCAGTCCTGCCTGAACCGTATTATTCTGCACATTGAACTCATTGATGATACTTGTGCCGTCCCGATACGCATCATTCGCCAATTTTTGAGCAGTACGAATATCATCAATCTTTCCGGCCATGGTACTGATCACACCCGATGCACGTACACCATCCAACCCCATCTCTTTGAACATAGGTGCCAGCTGATCCAGTCCACCCTTCTTATTCAAAGTATCCAGGAACTGAAGTATCGCTTCATTCGCGTCATTCTTGATGAGTGAAGAAAACTCTTCCACGCTTTGCCCAGCTATTTTTGCAAACTTGACCGGCTCCTGATACATCTTCATCATCAATGTCTGGAAAGCAGTAGCCGCCATTTCCTGTTGCTGCATATTCTGATCGAGTACAGAGGCATACCCGAGGATATCACCCTGAGCAACTTTCGCCTGATTTGCCGCACCTGCAACGCGGGCGGTAAACCCAACTAAGTACGCTTCAGCTGCGGATGAATTTTGAGCTACCTCATTGATGGCGGAACCAGTGGCTAACATCGCTCCCCGAAGCCCCAACTTCTCATCCTCACCGAACATCTGTGCCAACTTACCGATATTCTTTACCGCATCTTCGCCAAGGTCTTCACCCAGTGCCACATTGATTTTATCGGCAGCATCCACAAACTCCAAAACATCTTTTTTGGCAGTAATCCCCAAACGACCGGCATCACCTGCCAGTGCATTCAGCTTTTCTCTCGGAGTCCGGGTATCCATCTGCTTAAATTCTTCATTCAGGCCTTTCACCTCTTCAGCTGTCATTCCGGTATATTTCCGCACCTGGCTCTCCGCTTCCTCCATCTCTGCAAACTCATCCACACATTTACGCGCGGTCATTGCCACACCGGTAAGCGAAGCGATGGCACTGGCACCAATAGCCGCATACTTATTGAATCCGTCTGCCATCTTTGACAGGGAAAACTTCGTATCACGTGCCTGCACTTCCAGTTCCTTCATCCGCTGTTTGGTCAGCATATAGTCAGCCCGCAGAGCTTTCCACTTTTCAGTACCAGGAATAGCATTATCCATCTGAGCTTTCAGGGATCGTGCTCCTTTACGAAGTTCATTATAGCTTAACGATGTCAGCCCCGCTTCCTTACGTAGCCCATAGAGCGACTTATTCAGTTTATCCTGTTGTTTCTCCAGTTCTTTATATGCAGCCGAATCCTTCTTGCCATCAGCTTCCAGCTTCTGCATCTCTTCACGTACTTTCGCAATCTGTTCCCGCGTCTCATCGAACTTCGCTTTAGCTTCCGAATTATCTATCCGGATGGCAACTCTGAAATCATTGATACTTATAGCCATACCCATTGATATTTATACGGCAAAAGTACCCTGCCACCATGCCTTGAAAAAGGACATAAAAAAAGCCCGGCTATCCATCACGAACCACCGGACCCAACCTATTGAACAAAAAAATCAGCCATCTAACCATCGCCCATTATCCAGCCACACACCGCCATCCCGCCATCTACCATCTGCCAATATCCAACGGGCATCCGCTTCTGTATCACTAATGTGAATCGGATAAAAAGTACCTGTCCAAGCCCCTTTACGTCCGTTAGCATCCAATGTAAATTCCATATCTTTACAGATATACCGTTTATTACGAATTTCAAACACTGACCGCGTATCATATACATTCGGATCATACGTTTCTATCTTCACCCCTTTAGTGTAATCAATGTCATAACCGCCCTGATACAACAGTTTATCAAGTGTAACAAACCGAAGCGAAGCACCTTCGGTATTAGTTTTATAAAGCGACTGCCCTCTATCGGATATAAGATTTATTGAATATTCATCAACGTAAGGAACCGGATACATCAGATGAACCCTGTCAGCAGTCACAAAGTATATCATTCCCGTATAAAATGCTAAAGATATTGTCTTTTTGGACTCAGAGGGCTGCGATGAGTTATTCTGTATCATCTCTATTAGCGTCTCTTGTGTCGTGTCTGTTTTATCGGCACCGAAAATCACAGGCAAATAATACTTGTAAACGCTGGTTTCTCTCCCACCATACGAGTTGATTTCTACCACTGTATATGCCGCTGGAACAATTTCCAGTTCCACGGTACCCGTAGCATCTTCACGCTCCATACGGGCAAACTGATTTACCATTGTATAAGAAAGCACATCGCCTTCAGTTACAAGGCTCATATACTCCCTTCCGTCCCTTTCATCCTTATATATGGTATCTATCCGCTTATGTTCTGACATAGAAAACCATGCTGCCAATCTTGGAAGACGACTGTTTGAACTTTCAAAGTCTTCAGGTATAGTATCATATAAAGCCTTATTTTTGACTGCCTCGGACAAAGATGCCCATCTCCAGAAATCACAATCGTCAAATTTATATTCAACATTAGATACAACAGGATCATCCACATCATTATCTTCGTCTTTCTCCACCTCATAAACATCTGTCACTTGCCCCACATGAGCAGACTGGCATCCCGCAAAAAAAGAAGCATTGAGTACTATCCGCACAGTACGATATCTGTTGTCAACCAAAAATGTTACATTGAACAATTTTTCTATCTCATTAAAAAAGTCGCTGACCGACCATCCCGGAAGCATTTTACTCCATTCTCCAGTATATTCTGTATGACAAATATATAGGTTTTTAAAAATAGTATCCGTTAATTCGTTATATTCAAGACTGTAACCCAATGCCTGAATCAAATCCTCCATATAGGGCATCAGATAGGGCTGAGGAGTTATATAAAAGAAATCATCTGTCGCCGGATTACCGGTGCTGGATATACCAGCCCTTGAATCCATGCACCATTTGTTATGTACCTCTCCCGTTGTATCATCTTTCACCGGTGCCAAACAGTAATCTACATCAGGATAGCTTTTCTGCACATATTTCAAAAAATCGGGATTACCCGATATCACCTCTTTGTCAAAACCAGGAATGGTTTTTCTCATCTTCAAAGATGAAATTTGAAGGTCTCCACCAATGAAATAATTCAATTCAGAATTTCCGCTTGCAATTTGCAAAGATACCGTTTCATCTGTCCATCCCGTTATTACCTCTATCCCATTGCAATATACACGGTTATCAGCCATCAACACGGCAGAACGCTTCTCCACAATTTCTTGTATGGAGTTCAGCCTATTCAAATGCTTATACAACTCTGCATTCACCCGATTAGTAAGCGGTAAAGTTATATCATACGTGTACTCTCCATTCTTGGTAACAAAAGAATTTTCACGCTTCACCTGCACACTAAAATCTTTCGGCAGTACTACCGAAACCCCATCAATAAACAACTCAGTCATAATCCGTCAATTTAAGTCCTATACTCAGCCC